GCAGTTGTTCTTGTTTATTACACCACTTCATGTCTGTGTCCTCTTTTCCTGATGATGTACTGCTTTTGGAATCCACGTGTTTTATGGGTGGATGATCCATGACTAATTTTAACGCAGATATTTTTCCAATTCTGGTTTCATTTCACTGATCCACCATTTTTTCTTTTTAGGATCCCATCTACACCCATATTTTTTTGCGTGATCCTTATCAGAAAATGGAACATTTAAATATGTTCTATTCATCATGGTTTCTAGCTTATTCCCAAGAAATATGGACTCCGTGGGTTTAGCATAAGGACAGTGCGTCAATCCGATAGCCATATTAGCAAGTCTATCGGCGTTTTCATTCCCTATGGAATGAACGTCATCTTTACCTGTGTGAGCCTTGATGTGTTTGAACAGTATCTGACTTTCCTTAAATGGTGAATTACGCCTATATAATTCATACGCTTTTCTAACCATGTCCTTGTTGGGAATATCCTTCGACCACCCCGCCGCCGCACATTTTTCGCCATACGTCGTTACGCATCTAATCGCATAAATAGAATCAGATACAATTGTGACGACTTTACCCTTTTCCAAGTCGTCTTTTATAATTGTATATGCCTCTATAATAGCGCCCAATTCCGCTGTATTGTTCGATTGTTTTCCTTCCACCTTTCTTGATACGTTACGTGGATCATCATCACCGAAATAAATGCCCATACCAGCCATTGCGTTCGTTTGGCCGTTATTGGCGCACGCACCATCTGTGTATACATAGTAATCACTAGTCATCTTTCATTTCAACGCCCGAAACCTTTAATTCTTTTAATTTTTCATACAAAATTGTATAACAATCCTTATCCGGAGCCGTAGATGAATCCACGCGCACTAGTTTATGAGAAAACGGTTTTGTACCAGAATCGCGCGCGGATTTATTGGGCCAATACTGAAAGATTCCCTCTGTGCGATAAACAATACCATTCGTGGGATCGTTTATCTTTTGTTGATGAACTTCGGTATCCGCCAAAGACATATAATAACTAGTGAGTTCGAAGCCGTTATCAGTCGTGATAGGATCTGGTGGTGTAGCGACAACACCCATTTTATTATAAAATAACATAAAAAGTTTAAGCCCCTTCTGGATAATGGAACGTCTGGCTATATGTTCAAAACTTTTTTATGATAGAGATGTCATAGAAAAGCATAAAAAGATACTAGAACTAGAAAAACAGATTGATAATCTCAAGAATGAATTAAAAGAACCCAGAAGCTTCTTCCACTCACGAGATCAATGGGATTTCTTCAAACAAGTGATGTATGATGATATAAAAGAAACCATAGAACGATGTATATTTAACGACCATGAATATGATCACATGGAATGGATAGGACTCACCCCTATACAAGAGATACAAATCGGGGGTTGCATAGAAAAACATTTAGTGAGACTCACCGAACAAAAAATATGGCCAGATAGGATTGCGCATGATGTTATCATGTATAGCCTAAAAGCTATGTTTGAGAGCTTACATAGCACAAATCAGTGGATGTATATATATCACACAATGTCTAGGTCGGAACTGGCCGATATGATATATAAACACATTACTTGGCTTCTCGATGACGAAACACACAGTCCAAATATATTAGAAAAAATACCCATATTCGAATGTAAGCAATGTCAAGAAGAAACGGACTTTATAAACGAGAAGGACATATGCGTTGTCTGCGAATACGAAAACGGAATTTAGTTTATTTTTAAAAATTGTATGCGAATCAGTTTTTAAAAATTTTTTATTTTTTTTTATTTTTTATTTTTTAACACGCGAGCGATATATTTAAGCCATAATTAAGCTTAGTTGGAGAACGCGAGTCCACCCATACCGGATTGGATGCGGAGGACGTTGTAGTTGGTCGCGAACATGTGCATCGTGGTGTGCGTCGCCGGGGAAGCAACTTGCGCCTTCGCCTTAACGGCAACTTGGGCATTATCGATCCTCGAAAAATTGCATGTCCCTGTCGGTTGATGTTCCTCCGGTTTGAGAGCGAAGGAATACGAGTAGACACCCGGATACGGAGAACCGGAGTGGTGCTGGAACGGTTGCACTTGGTTGAAGTACTTACCTTGTTGCTCCTTGAAGCGATCTTGGCCGTTGAGGACCAACTTGAAGGTATCGAGCGGACCGACCGAGCGCGCGGCGTTGTCGGTACCTTCTTCGGTCCAGGTCGCGGAAGAGCGACCGGCTTCGTAGAGCGGGGCACCGACTTGTTCAATGCCAACGAAGCAGTTAGCCGCGGACGGGTTGTTCGCGTGAGCGGCAATACCCGGGTTGGCGTTCAAGATGACCTTACCGGCGGTGGAACCTTCCGTGGTAAAGTTCCAGAGACCAGAGTCAGCCGAGGAGGCGGCAGAGAAACACCAGACAAGCTCCTTGACCGGGTGGTTGTAGGACAAGCGGACTTGCTTGGTGGCACCGGCGGTGATCGTATCGGTGCCAGTGTGTTGCACTTGCTCAATGAGATATTCGTGACCCTTTTGGGCGAAGCGACGACGCTCCTCGGTGTCGAGGTACACGTAGTTGCCCCAGACCTTGAAGGTGGAGCCGTCAGTGTAATCAGCGAAATCGGCAGCCAAGTCAAAGTCAATGCGCACCTCGTGGTATTGCAACGCGATCAACGGCAAATAGAGACCCGCATTGCGGTTGAAGAAGAACAACAACGGGAGGTAGACCGTACCGGCCGTAGCCTTCAACGGGTTCGTAGTCATCTTGGCGTATTGCGCCTTCTTGGAGCCGTCGAGGTACAACTCAGAGTACAAACGCCACCAGGTTTGGTAGTGCTTGTCAATGCGTTGTCCACCGATCGACAGTTCGACGTCCTTAATCGCACGCTCGGCGACCCAGCAAGAGTCATCCGCGGAGGTACCCGCAACAACATCAAGGGAGTCCTTAGAGACGAGTTCGACGTACATGTCGCCGATGAGATCGCCATTACGGGCGACGGTAACGGAGACGCGGCCGTTGTTGGACGCCGTGCCGTTAACCGTTTGTTCGATGTTCTCCATCGCGAAGTTCGTGTGTCGGCGGTAAACCGCTTGGAAGAATGTCACCTTAGGGTTTCCCGTGAGGTAAACATCTTGTGCACCGTAGGCCACTAATTGCATTAAACCACCAGCCATATTGAATTTTTGGTACTGTATACTGAGAAAAAAATTTCGGGTAATTCCGCATTTAGAACAGTGCGAAAAATTATCGCCTGAGTTTTCTCAGTAGAAGTATATGGCAGCCGTTACCGTAAAGAAAGAACCCCAAAATGAAGTTGAAGTCGGTGACGAACCGGAAAATGTCTCCCCGGAGGAAAATGTGGAAATCGAAGAAGATGAGGAATTTACAGACGAAGAATTCACAGACGAAGAATCGGCATCCGAGTTGGAAGATGGAGAAATCGGAGACATCGACCTCGACGACGACGAATCTTTGGATTTCTACGGGGGTGAAAACGAAGATGGTGGAATTGAAGATTTGGCGGGATTGATGACAGAACTCATGGCGACCCCCGACGGCGATACAATTTGCACCGCCCTGGTAAATATATCTCAACAACTCGAAGTCCAAAATAAAATTTTAATTAAGATGCTCTCGGTAGTCGCCAACAAAAAATAAGTTAGAAGAATAATCAGTATACGTATCAAGACCCACAGCTATCAATATGGTAACCCACTATATTGATAGAAACCCAGATACGGACAGAGTCTATGAGGAAATTGTGCGAGCCAAAACGCATGAAATGACAGAAGAAGAAATCATAGAGAAACTTGATCAAATGGAATTTGTCTGGAATCTGAAGGAGGGGATGGGGGGAAATTCATCTGCCCTGGGCTATAAACAACTAATGCCCAAGGATGACCTGGGTCCGGATGGAAGACCCATCAAATATGATATGAAAGTCATAGACGAAAAACGGGGAAAATGGATTGGAGCTTTGTCAAACCTATATGCGAGGGTACGGGAATTAAAAATGGGAGACTCTGTACCGAACGAGGGTGGTGATGAAATGGATGCGGATCTTAAAATCTCAAGAAAGGTAAATCGTATCATAGAACAGGTGAAGGATGGATTCAAAAATATAAATTTACATTTAATCGCGCGCCAACGAGCAGAAAACCCAATGCAAGATCCGGAAATGTTTGACGCAGATCCGGCAACTTTTAGAGGCGTCTCGATGGATGATAGTAAAGTAGATGACGCCTCTCCATTTCAAAAATGTATTCTGGTCGCCCTGGATAGACTTTACACAAAAAAATATAGAAGGTATAAAACCGATTGTTGCGAACAAATTATATATGATGATCACAATACGAGAGCGTGGAAACCTGCTGAATCAATTGAACAATTCGTGTATAATCTAGGAAGCAAAGAGGAGGATTTTGGGCTGTGGCAAAACCTAACGAGTCACGCATCGACATTTAGAAATCTAATTGATCATCTCACACATTGTCGGGATGTACAATTTCCCCAAATTACAAAAGACCGTCACATGTGGAGTTTTCAAAATGGCGTTTTCATGGGGAAAGTGTGGTGTCCGGATACCGGGTTATATAAATGTGAATTCTATCCGTATGAAAGTGAAAAGTTTAAATGTCTGGATCCAACAAAGGTGAGTTGTAAATTTTTTGACGTTGCGTTTAATGATTATAATGACGTGGAAGATTGGTATGATATTCCGACGCCACATTTCCAAGG